ACTGATAATTAGACTTGTAGTAGTTAACTAATGACTCATGAGAGAGGTTTATCAAAAAAAATCGGATATACCCTGTAATACCGCTTTATTCTTATGTCCACAACTTTTACAATCAAACGTTAGTTCATGACGTAAAGATGGAATGCTGTTAATAAATTCCATTATTTTTTCAAACTGTGTTGTAGACAGCTGCTCAATAAATGACATAATTTCTTCTTTAGATTCATTTGCGAATTCAATAATCTCATCTTCTGTTCTCAGCTTATCTAAACATAATATTAATGTATTATAAATTTGATCTACTCCAGATTCAGAATCGATACTATCATTTAACATCGCCATATATGTAGGATATTTCATATCGATTGTATATTGATCATTAAGTTTTACAGAAGTATTTTTCTTAGGCACATCAATTTTAATATCATCAAGTTTTATATCAACTTCATTTTCAGTTTCACATTCTGTACATAAAAAATTAATTTTTGTAGACTCACCGACTGACTTAGCTCTGATTTGTGTGAAAAGATATTCGACGTCAAAAGAGGTAAGTCTACTAATATTGATTTCATCTACAATACAAGATTTAAGAGTGTCAGTAATTGCATTTAAAATACTCTTTTGATCTTTAGTTTCCAAAGCCATCAGAAGAATCTTTTGTTCCTTTACTAAAAAGGGCCTGAATCTAATCTCTTGTTTTGTAGAAGGTATAACGACGTCATACTTTGGTACATCATTTAATTTAGGTAGTGCCATTCATTTCATCCTTAAAATTATAAAAATTGTGAAAATTGAGTTCCATTTAATAGTTGAGCATTTGTGCTGTTGACAAATTTGCTAGCTCTCCAATTGGTATAAGAGAGCTGTACATTCAATTCAAGTATGCCATCAAGCTCATTATTTAGTTGTATTGCATTCATGGTAGTCGGGAAGGCCTCTTCCAATACACATGAATAAATTATCTCATCTGTTTGCAGCTGGTTTGTGTTTACTACTGTAGATCCACGTCCCTTTTTAATTTGATTAATTGTAACATCTTTTGCATAATCTGACTTATATCCTATTTCATATGTCTCTTGGTCAACCGCTGCATTTTGCCATGCCTCAAAGTATTCTTTAATTCCATAGTCATTTAGTACATGAAATGTCATCGATATGTCATCAATCAAATAACCATATGCCATCTTACGGGTTGTGAGTCCAATAGTTCTTTCGCGTGTCGTTACTTGTCTACCAGGTAACACCACATCTTTACATAATAAATTTATTTCACTTTTAGTTTGAGTCACTCCAGGAATATCAGTCGGCAAGCTCACAGAAAATAGGTTTGCTCTTGCAATACCACCTTTCGATGAAACCAATCCTTTAAAATCATCAATACCTAACATTAGATCATTCTCCTAGAATCACTATAAACTTTGTTCCTACTAGATTTCTGGAAGTCAGCAGTCGGTAGGAATGTAGCGATTTCCCATTCAGGTGCCGGTACCTTTGCGAATCTACTTCTGACATGCTCATTTAAATAGTGTTTGACACATGGTTTAAAGTACTTCATTTTAGCAGCTCTCTTGAGCAAGCTATATGATAAACGAAATCTAGTGGATTTATCGTATCTCTTATTATTTGTATAATCTAGTAAAGCATCTAAAAACTTAGCACGCAGTAATGGTGGCAGATAGTGTAAATTCAATCCAAGGAAACCACCATCTGCTGGACCAATAACAATAACTAATGGGAAGCTATCATAGTATGGCAGTTCCTTCTTTAGTTTAGGATCGTAGAAGAACATGTACATGCTACCTACAACACTATCGTTATCAAGCTCAACAGGCTCTTCTCTCATCAGAGCATTACGATTAATACCACGCATACTAGAAACACGTCTACGGAACCACTCACGTGATTGTCGTGTTCTAGGCGTAATACCGGCCCTGAATGCTTCTAACTCTAAGTTATTAAATAAGTTACTCATGACACTATTTATAACTATTCAAAGGAATATCCGAACTCTTTAATATCGTCCTTATAGTGCTGAGCTACGTCATCGATCCAGCGTGGATTTGTATAGTATTTGCGATAGTCTTTATGTTTTGATTGATTAGCAGGGAACAATGGTTTATAACAATTGTACATATCCTGGATCTTAAGAAAGTCTTTGTCTAAGTTCTCAAATCTCAAGATATAATCTACTTTATCATAATATGTTACTTGTTGCTTATGAACACAACCCCACTTACCATGTTCCCATTCTCTGTTAGCAAATTCTTCCCATGAAGTTTTAAGTGGATCAATGCCATATTGACCACCACTAGTTTGATTTCTACGTACATAATAATGATATGCACTCACAACTCTTGCCCATGGATTTCTCACTACACAAAAAGTAAATCCCATATCCATCTGCCGTTGGTCAGCATCCATCCACTTTTTAATTCTTTTTTGTGCTGCATGTTTTCCACCATGTTGTTGCTTGAAAAGATATGCACCATGGACGTTATGTGTTAGCCACTGACTAATAGCAACACCTGCATTTTTAGGAATATGAATAAAAGTACCGGTTGGTTTTGTGGTAATCACTGTCATTTTTTAGTCTTCTTCTTATAGGGTTTAAGTGGTTTCAATGGTTTAATTTGTTTAGGATTGATGCCCATTTTTTCAAGAGTATGTTCTGTCCAGATCTGGAAGTCCCAGCCCCTATCCTTAGCATATGACTGTGCGGCTTTCCATTTGTTTTGATTCTTAACGTAAGTCATAGCCTCGCTGATATAACGCTTAGACTTATCAGGTTTCTTTGGAGGTTTAGTCTCTTTGTCAGGCTTTATCTCTACAAGAACTGTTCTACCATCCTTGTATGTAATCTTGAGATCCATAAAATATCTATGGTACCTTTTATCTATCTCCCATAAATATGGTATGACGACTTCTTCTGATGACCAATGCTTAATGTTAGGGTTGTTGTCGCACCATTTGAACGCATTTCTTTCCCACATTGATCGATAAACTACATTGTCTACATCACCTTTATACTTACTACGATGTTTGACTTTGTATTTGCCAGAATATGCCATAAATACCTTATAAATAATCTTAAGATTTTTCTATATTTATTAGGATACAAAATGGAAGTATTAGACACCATATCTAATTTCTTAGAGGATGTTGAAGACGCAACCAATCCAAGATTTAGATACCCAATAAGTCATCAATCTGAATATAAAGGTACTATAAAGTTTACGGCATTAAAGGCTGACTATCAAACGTTGGGTTCTAAGATAATTGGAACGGCCAATGCTGGTGGGGCGACGAATGCTCTAACTGATATACTTGAGGGTATTGAAGAACTCATTGATTTTTTTGATGACCTAGAGGCGTTATTAGGTGGCAACTTTAGAACGCTAAATTACGATGGTGTCAGTCACGATCCAGCTGGGTCAGTAACATTACACCTACCAACCTCACTATCATATCGTGATAATATAGACTACCCGGCGGCGCCGTTTGGCGCAATGGGTATGGCAGCTGAAAGACTATTTAGATCAGGTGGCGTTGATGTTGGTGCAGTAGCAAAAGAAGCTGGTAGACAAATAGGAACAACTGTTGAATCAGTTGTCGATGCATTTAAGGGTACAATAGAATCAGAGACAGCTGCGTTATATGCTCAAAGAGCTATCGGTAAATTTTCAGAGCCAGTGACTGGTGCATTAGAGGTTACTCAAGGCATTACGTTGAATCCGAATAGACGTTCCTTACTTCGTGGTGTTGCTATCAGAAACTTTTCTTTTAACTTTAAACTTATACCAAATGATCAAAAGGAATCAGAAGAGATTAAAAAAATCATACAGTTTTTCAGAAAAAATATGTATCCTGAAGATATCAGAGAGGACACTACAGGAATTTCTATTGGTTACAGATATCCAAATAAATTCTTAATTGAGATGATGTATGATGGTGAACCTATCGCCTCTAAAATACTATATTGTTTCTTGGCAGGTTTTGATACAAACTACAACCCTAATAGTATGTCTTTCCATAAAGATGGTGAGTTCCCAGAAATTGATATAGGACTTGTATTTACTGAAGAAAGAGCACTGAGAAGACAAGACATTGTGAAAGGTTACTAATGGCTTATTTTAGAAATTTTCCAATCATACCATATTATTTTGGAAGTGAGATTGCCCCTTCGCAATTTCAAAACCTGTCTTCTTATATTGATTTAGTCGATCAGATAGCTGATGATGCAAGCTTTTACGAAGCATATGAGATTAAAGATGGTGAGAGACCAGACTCATTATCATTTAGACTTTATGGTACAGTTGACTATTACTGGACATTTTACTTATTAAATGAAAAGATTCGTAGACAGGGATGGCCTCTTACATTTCAAGAATTACAAACAAGATCAAGAGAATACTATCCTAATAAAATTTTGACAACGTCTGATGCTATTCATGATAGGATGTATATTGGTGATATTGTAATTCAAGGTTCTCTATCTAATCCATCATCAATTGGTATAGTACTAGAACGTAATCTAGATTTAGGACAACTTGTAGTAAAACCAATTATTGAAGTGCGATCGGTCAATATTACAGAAGCAGGTGCAGGTTATACACAAATTCCATCAGTGACGATCTTTGATGAACATGGAGAAAGACACGAAGAAGTTATAGTTACAGCAACCGCCTCTGCTAGTATTAGTTCAGGTTCCGTTGATACTATTAGTGTTATTAGTGGTGGGTCTGGTTATGAGCATGCTCCTACAGTCACAATATCAGAACCTTCGTTAGTAGATTATACAGAGGTTGCTAGTAAACTTCAGGATGTAGTTAATGGCACATTGACTAGTGGAGTTTATTATGATTTACTAAATGAAACATTCAATGGATATAAACGGGGTGACGTAAACAGAAATGGTTCACTTGATATAACAGATGTTAGTTTAATACAAGCATTTAATGAAGATCCAGACAGCGTAGAGGTAAATGCTAGACAGAGAATAAGGACAGCACTACGACAAAATATTTTAGAAAACTCTGCAACTTATCCGGACTGGGTACCGTTTGGAACGACAGCAACAAGAGCAACAGCGACAGCAACTCTGTCAAGTTCTACCTTTGTAACAGGTCAACTTGCCTCTGTAGCTAATGTAGGTAACTGGAGAAACTTTAATCCTGCTGACATTAAGTTTTTAACAGTTGATGCAGTAGCTAACCAACATGAAGCTGTTCATCATTATGAAAATTCAGACGGCGAATGGGCTGATGTTGATCCATTCTCTTTATCAATTGGTGGTCTCACTGCTGTAAGTTATTACGATAGGTTAGAAACAGAGAATCAAAATCTAAAGTCAATTAAAGTATTAAAGCCTGGTGTAGCTTCACAAGTTTTCAATGAATTCCAAAGGTTGTTGAGAGTACAAAATGGCTAGTGGAATCCAATCAGCAGAAGACTTTTCTGTAGAAAGTATACGTATAACTTCAGAAAGATTTAGAGAAGCTCTAGAGATCAAAAAGGTCACTATAGAACTCAATATATTTGAAAATATACGAATGCCGTATTTGACAGGGTCTATTCTGATACTAGATGATAATGGTCTATATACAGCTGCTGACTTTCAAGGAACAGAGAGACTTCAAGTAGATCTGTCACTTCCTGCAGACGGTGCTGTTACTGTATCTAAGACTTTCATAATGAATAGAATCGAAAAGGTACAAAAGTCGAACGACCAAACAGCTATGCTTTTATTCAACCTCATTGAGGATTGTGGTTTTTACAATAATGTACAAAGCTTTAGTAAGTCCTATGACGGTAAGGGTGAGCAAATAATATCTAAAATACTAACTGATAAGTTAGGTAAGTCTCTATATAGTACCATAAAGACTTATAGACCATCTTACCAAAGTGCCTTTAGAATAATTGTTCCATATCTCAAACCTTTCCAGGCCGTTAAAATGGCTTTGGATAAAATGACTACAGAAAATGGTAGTCCATACTTTTTATATTCATCTTTAAATACAAATGATTTGATTCTAGCAGACTTAGATACAATCATGACTAGAACGGCATTTAATGCAACCGAAGCATTTAGATTTGACCAGAACGCATCTAATGATGCTGAAGACATAATAAAACAATCAACTGCCATTTATAATGTATCAGCTCCAAACCAAGAAGATACTATGCTGTTGTCAGAACTAGGCGCATTAGGAGCAAACTTTACAACAACTGATATGACAACAGGTGAGGAAATTGCCTATAATCATAACGTTAATTCTGTGTATAAACAATTATTAGATGCAGCTGTTATTAGTTCTAGTCAAGATAATGTTTTATTAGATAATGCGTTTATAGCAGATCCAAATGGTGTAAACACTCAAAGTCTAGGCGATTACAACAGTGTTAATTTCAGTCAAGTTGGAGGAGGTAGAACCTACCCCTACCAGAGTGAGATTCAAAACTGGACATATGAAAACGATCCATCAGCATACAAACTAAAAATGTTTAAACATGCGATCGAACAGTTATTAATGAAAAACAATATGGAACTTCTTTTGCCTGGATTAAAATTCCTAACAGGAGATGTACGTACTTCTGTAGGAAATCAGATTAGCATCTTGATTATTAAAAATGATTTATCAGATGATGTTTATGATAAAGTTGATAATAAAAGGTCTGGTGATTTTATTATCAACACAAAAAGGCATATCTTTAATGTTGTTGAACAGAGTCACACTGTATCATTATCGTGCTCCCGTATTAGCAATAGAAGGATTACATAATGAATCTATTAGAGAATAACTTCTATGGTGACAATTTCAGATGGTTCATAGCACGGGTAATAGATAATAAAGATCCCGATAAGCTAGGTAGAGTTCAGATCCATATTCGTGGTATTCACTCTCCGAATCAAGAGGATATTGCTCAAGGTGCTTTACCATGGGCTTCGACGGTTTTGCCTACTACTGAGGGTGGAACATCAGGTATAGGTAAAATACCACAACTATTACCTGGTGCTCTTGTATTCGGTGTGTTTTTAGATGGAAGATCTTCACAGCTTCCTATGGTGATAGGTCATTTAAATCAAGTGGAGAGTCCAACACTTCAACAAAAGAGAAGAGCTGCACTTAATCAGGCTGCACCAAACATAGATTTGGGTGTAAACGCTGGGGTTGACGGTACTACTGTCCGAAGTATACTAAAAAATTTAGACGTAAATAATCCTAATACATATTCTGATGTATTTGATCCAAGAAACACAGTTGAGGGCACGACAGGTCAAAAGAGATTGGCTGCTATGATATTCTTTACTGATAACGGATACTCAAGCACACAGGCTGCTGGTATGGTAGGTAACCTGGAAGCTGAATCCGGTTTTAATACAACTGTAGTTTCATCTATTGTAGGAGAGCAATCACAGGGTATAGCTCAATGGAATCCGGCAGGTGGTAGACTACAAGATTTAAAATTGTTTGCTAAGAACAATGGATATGACTGGAGAAACTTTACAGTTCAACTTCAGTTTGTAATATATGAATTGAACAACTATTCATATTTAGGTAAAGCAAAGTTACGTAAATGCACAAAGTTTACTGGTGGAAAAGACAATAATAGTTCTACATGGATATTTATGAAGTGGTATGAAAGACCAGCAATTACTGCTTCAGAGATAACCAGAAGAGAGAAATTTGCCAAAATTGCTTATGACCAATATAATAACAATGTTAGTGCGGGAGCTGGATAATGCCAATTGAGACCCAAGATCTTGAGAAAAAATTACAAAAGATAGAACAACAGTCTGGCTTAACTGCAGCTATTGTTTCTGCTAACGCTGCTATACAACAAAATAATTTTAATAAAACTACTAAGCTTGGTACACAAGTTGGACAAGTAACTGCGGGTTATCAATCACTAACTCAAGAGATAGATGATATAGCACCTGGTGTCTGGGGGTCGCAGCCTGAACAGTTAACGGTATTTCGCGGCGCTATTAATCCACCTGTAGTACAACTGACTACAGAGTTACCTGGTCTAAAGGATCAGGTAAAAAATAAAGTTACTCAGTACGTGGCAACATCATATGCCGATGACGATTATGTTGTTGATAATAGAGAAGTTCTAAGAAGCATTTCAGGGGTTGATAGTAGTGATAATGGTATTCTTTCTGGCTTCTTAAAGGTACAAATTACATCTGGAGAACCAGAAGCCATAGCTTATAGTACAAAGAAAGCGGTTGCATCAGCTACACCTGAACAAGTAAAAACAGTTGTAAGTAATTTACAGAACTTTGAAAATAAAGCAATTGAATTGTATGAAACATCATCGGATGATTTGTTAGATCCTATAGTTGGAGTAGCGACTGGTACTGTTTCAAGTTTAAATAAAGCCACATCTTCTGTACAAAATATATCACCCGCTTTGAGTCAAGTGAGTAAAGCTACTATACAAAATCTAACTAACTTTAAAATTCCTAGTGATGAGTTAAATCAAGCTATTAAGCTAATTAATAATAATGATTTTAATTCAGCTGCTTCTTTAATTTCTAAATATTCAGCATCTTCTGTACAAAATATATCATCCACTTTGAGTCAAGCTGCATCTTCTGTACAAAATGCTACATCTTCTGTACAAAATGCTACATCGTCTGTACAAAATGCTGTATCTTCTGTACAAAATATAGCTGGAGACATATCATCAACTTTGAGTCAAGCCACTACTCAGATTAATACTACTGTACAACAAATTAATAATACAGCAGAAACAATTAAAGAGGCAAAGGACTTTATTGATAATGCACCAGTAAGATTAGAAAGTGCACTTTCTAAAATTAACAATGGTATGGGTAAAGCTGCAAATGATATTAAAAAGTTTGTTGATGGTGTTAACACGGCACTTGATGGTGGATTGGCATCTGTAGTAGAAAACATAACAGAATCATTGCTTGGTAATGCTAGAAGAATTATAAATGGAATTACAGGATTAGAGGGTGTTAAATTTGATATAGATGAAAAGGACTTATCATTTGTATTAAATCTTCTTTCGGCCAATAGTCAGTCTAAGCTTGGACAGGCAGCAGCATTTCTAGAAAAATGGTCAGATCTACCAAGAAATGAAATCATCCAACGTCTTGCTGGCATTGATAATAAAATTAGTAGCAACTTAGCTACAGCAGCTGGTAGTATACCAGTCACTACTAGAAACATAGACACGGGTATCGCTACTTGGGATTATGAAAATACACCAAAAGATCATGTGTTCTCGTACGTAAGTACACATGAAGAATTAGAGATTGATCTGAAAAGTATTCCACGTGAGATTACAGAGGTAGTGGTTCACTGGACTGAGCACTATAACAATCAAGATGTAGGTTCTGAAGAGATTCAAGACTTACTCAGTCGAGCAGGTGATTCTTTACCATATCATTATCTGATACGTAAAGACGGTTCGTTACAAAGAGGTAGGCCGAATGAATTATTAGGTGGGGCTCTGAATAACAACCATGAAATATATGCGATTCAAATAGCGTTTGTTGGTGGTATTAATGCACCTGTTGGCACTAAAGACTATAAGAAGTTTCTATCAGAACAATCACTAACTCCAGAACAAATAGCCACTTTCCAACAATTCTGTTCAACAGCCTATTTGGCATATCCTGGAATACAGATATTAGGACATAATGATATCGACAGAACACAGAGAGATCCAGGCTTTGATGTTATACAACAAATGGAACACTTGTTTGGAAAAGTAAGTCTATTTGAAAATCCTGATTTAGAAACACCCTTTAACAGAATTCAGCTAATAAAAGCGAAGGCGCCATGACAACTACTAACCAAAATATAGATGAAAGCATTGCTGTATCAGAGGGAACTACGCAATCACAAGGCGTAAACAACAATGGCAATGAAGAACCAACCGGACAATATCCAAAATCCGATTACTTTTATAGTACTAATTTAAACTATGCTGCGACAGGTGCTGCACGCAATGAACTATATACTGGTGGCGGGGATCTAGGATTAGCACTAGGGTTAAACGAACAGGGTGCATCAGAATACCCATATAACCAAGTATCAGAGACCACGTCTGGTCATATCATAGAGATCGATGATACACCAGGTAATGAAAGAATCTTAATAAAACACCGCACTGGATCTGGTGTAGAATTGAGAAGTGATGGTACAGTACTTGCTGCATCTACTAAGAATAAAGTAGAACTGGTTGCAGACGATCATACTGTCGTAGTTGAGGGTGAGGGCAACTTAGTATATAAAGGTAATTTAAATTTAAAAGTAACAGGTGATTTTAATATAGAGTGTACAAACTTTAATGTCAAATCTAATGGTGCCTATAATATGACGGTTGCGCAATCTCATAGAACTAAGATTGGCGGAAACTTAGGTGAGACAGTCGGTGGTGGATCTTCACGTACAACTGTAGGACAAGTTACAAATACTTCACTAGCTGGGTTTTCTAATAATGTAAAAGGCATTTACAGTAATAACGTTGATGGTGATGTAAACCACTTTAGTAGTGGAACTACAACCATGACATCTGAAATACAGATGAATTTGACTTCAGAAGTTGTTAACTTAATTGGTACAAAGCTATCTGCTATTGGTTCTAAAGGTACTATCGGTGGCTTTGGAGTTCATATAAAGGGTTCTGAGGGAGACTTTGAAGGTTCAGTAGCAGCCCCAACATTCTATGGTAATCTGATTGGTAAAGCTAAGTTTGCCGCGCTAGCTGATAAAGCATTGGGTGCAAATACATCAGGAACCGCTGGTGGTTTAGGTGGTGGTGGTACAGGATCAGCTAGTTATCCATCAGATCCTGGGGAACCATCATTTGTTCAACCTGCACCTGATGCCGTGACAGCTTATCTAACACAATCAGAAATTGGTATTAGAGAAGTATCGATTGATGATGGTGACTTTATAAAACAATCAATTGATAAGACAGAGGTTTATGGTGGTTTATCTAATTTAGATTTGAATACTGGCCTTGTTCGATCTAGACTAAGAGACTTGAGTAATTTAAGTGTAGATGATTTTGTATCAAAAGCTGTTGCAGAGGGTGTGTTATCACCGAACTATGGAAAGATCGCACCACCAGGTGTTGGAAGAGTGGCGAGCGGTGGTACTACACCAAAATTTGGTCAGCAACAATTTGGTAATGTAAAGGTTACATCAGCATCTGATCCGTTTTTACCTAGAAAGTTGACAGCTAATTTGATACCTGATCCTCTATATAATCCGGACTTTTTGTCTACGATTACATCTGCAACAAAATTAGCTCCAGGTGTTTCTATAGCTAAATTCTTAGGTTCTATAGATCATCCTACTCCGCTAAGTTTTATTAAAATTGAACAACAAAAGAGAGATCTAGCAAGGCAGCTGTACCTACATGCCGAGGTCATGAGAACTATCTCTACAAACAAAGCTAATTTTTCTGACTATAGACTCATAGTAAAAGAGGGTGTCTATAGACCTGGTCCTCAAGAAACACCAAAGGGTTTAAATGCCTTAAAACTATTTGGACTTGCTGTTGTCTACGATCTTGTTGATAATAAAGGTGTATCTGATTTACCGGTACTATTTGACCTTGCTGAGTATTGGAAGGACACTTTGTATTTTGATAAAATGATTCTATCTTATGACACTTATGATCCTTCTAAAGAACTAGATGGACAGATCGTATTAATCATGCCACAGATTGACGAGGATTGGACTGGCGTTTTCAATCGAGAGGTTGAAACTCACTTTAATGGCAGAAAGATGGCGAATGGTGAATTAGTTGAATGTACTACTAGTTCAACATTACCTACTACAACAACGGTAGAGCCACTTCCAGGTCAAGGTGGTAAATTCGGTGTAACGAAAAGTGCAATCTTGAAACCCATTCTATACACATTAAATGGAACATCAGATCTGGTTCAACCGGGTGCATTAGAAAATATGCAAAGTCTATTGAGTAATGAATACGCTGCTTTACAAGATGAATTTGGGGGAGCGTTGACTATTAATGATGGTTTAGCTAAGTTTGATACAAGTAGAGAGAGCAATACTCCTAGTTCACAACATTTTTATGGAAGAGCGATAGACATTGACATTTCTAATTTTAGCTCACCACTCAGATCCAAGTTGTTAGAAGACGCTATTAAGGTCGGATTTAAAGGCTTTGGTCTAGGTAATACTATATTGCATTTAGACGTTAGACCTGTAAGTAAAAGGAACGGACAAGCAGGAAAAAGAGATGCTTGGAACTATGGTAATGCTACGTGGGCAGGAAAATCATTTAAAGGTTATTGGGAACCACTCATTGAAAATTAACATATAAATAAAAAGAAAAAGATTGTAAAATGGCGACAACAAGAGTCTTATCAAAAGAAGATGGTAATCTAAACACTAGTAGTCTTATTACTACTAGAAGTAAATTATATTCTGATATTGACTTGACATTTACAGCTAAACCAAATGGTGAGATCTATAAGAAGAGAGATGCAGCTGCTGTAAAACAAGCCGTAAAGAATCTTATACAAACTAATCATTTTGAAAAACCATTTTTACCAAAGTTTGGTGGTAATATCAGAGAGTTTTTATTTGAATTAGCTTATGATGATATCAAAGGTGACATTAAAAATAATATTATCAGAGCTATACAAAAGTATGAGCCACGAGCAAAGATTTTAAAAATCGATGTAAATGTAAGGCCAGATCAAAATAGTCTAGACGTCACTTTAGAATTTCAAGTAATAAACACGAAAGAGATAGTAGTGTTTACAACAGTTATATCAAGGTTAAGATAACATGGCGACAACAATTAGTTCAACAGCTTTAGATTTTAATAATATTAAAAATAATCTAAAGACGTATTTAGCGGCAAGAGAAGAGTTTAGGGACTATAACTTTGAAGCGTCTGGTCTTTCAAACATTCTAGATGTATTAGCTTATAATACACACTTTAATTCTTTGATTGCTAACTTTGCCTTGAATGAATCTTATTTGAGTACAGCTCAGCTTCGTAGTTCAGTTGTGTCATTGGCTGAAGGTATTGGTTACATTCCAGATACTGACACGGCAGCTCAGGCAGTCGTTAATATCAGTATTACAACATCTCAATCGGGTAGAGATGCAACAATTCAGTTACCTGCCAGAACAACCTTTACAACTTCGGTAGATGATGTAAACTATACTTTCCAAACTATTGAAGACTATTATGCAACCGATGATGGTACAGGCTTTTATGAATTTGTAACAGCAACTGGATCTAATGAGATTAAGATTTATGAAGGTACACAAAAAACAAAAACATTTTTAGTGGGCGAATATGAAGACAATCCAACATATGTAATACCTGATACTAATATTGATGCTGATACCGTGACCGTAAGAGTATATGAAAGTACAACGAGTACCGCATTTGCTGTTTATACTAACATTATTGATGCTACTACAATTGATGCCCAGTCTACGATTTATATCCTAAAAGAAGCGCCCAATGGTTATTTTGAATTGTCTTTTGGGGATGGTGAAACATTTGGTGTGGCTCCACAAGCTGGGGCTAAGATTGAGGTGTTATACCTATCGACAAAGGGTGATCCTGCTAATGGAGCTACAACCTTTACGTCTTCAAATGATTTTAGTGGTGGTGGCATAACAGCTGCACCAGTTACAGTTACAACAATAACAAACAGTGTTGGTGGTGATTCAAAAGAAACAATTGAATCTATTCGAAAGAATGCTCCATTTCAATACGCTACTCAAAACAGAATGGTAACAGCGGCTGACTATTCTTCTCTTATATTAAGAAACTATTCTACATTAATTAAAGATATTAAAGCATGGGGCGGTGAAGATAACATTGATCCTGAATTTGGTGCTGTTTATGTTTCGATATTATTTGAAGATGATGTAACAGCATTAACACAGGCTAATACCAAACTTGGTATTTCCCAGCTATCCGATGACCTAGCTGTCATATCATTTAGATTAAGATTTGCAGATCCTGTCACGACTTATGTAGAAGTACAGACGTTCTTTGACTTTAACCCTAAACTAACATCGTTAACGTCAAATGCTGTTCAATCGAATGTCTTAGAAATCATTTCGCAATATTTCACAGATAATACTGGCGGGTTTGACCAATCATTTAGACGTTCAAATTTGTTAACATTAATTGATGAATCTAATCCAGCTATTTTATCATCAAGAGCTGAAGTAAAAATGCAACAGAGATTCATACCAACAGCTCCTAGCATTTCTACTAATATACAAAATCTAACTAACTTTACTATTCCTAATGATGAATTAAATCAAGCTATTAGACTAATTAATAATAATGATTTCAATTCAGCGGCTTCATTAATTGCTCAATATTCAACAAGTTCTTACACAGCTATTCGAACATCTATTAATAGTTTATCAAATACAAACTCATTTGTACTTAGATTTCCAGCAGCTATTGCAGCACCTGATGACGTAAATAGAAGGATAACAAGCTCTACATTTGTTTACGAAGGCGTAACTTGTAAGATACAAAACAGATTAGAAAGTAATACATTACAGGTGGTGTCGGCATCAACTAGTGATGTGATTGTTACTAACATTGGTTCTTATAACGCTGCTAATGGTACAGTGAGTTTGACTTATTTCACTCCATCGTCTATATCAGGTTCAGTCAATTATATCAAGCTATCTGCTGTTCCTGCAAATCAAAGTTCTATTGTACCAACCAGAAACAACTTATTAGTTTATGATGGAACAGTTTCAGCGGCTAACACAGTTATTACTACAGCGAACGTTTAATGACACAACTAGATAAAACACTCAGAGATAATAATAGACGTGATTTAAATCTTCAGCGTTCTGAAGTTACAAACGTGTTACCTGAACACTTTATTGAAGAGTATCCAAATGTTATTACACTGCTTGAAGCTTATTACGAGTGGATGGAAGAGACTGGTAATCCAGACCAAAAGATTAGAGATTTGTATAGGTCAAGAGATCTAACACAAGTAGACACAGAACTTTTACAATATATTGAAGATGAGATTCTTTTAGGACAAGCTTATTTCGGTGGCTTCATTAACAAACGTGAAGCATCAAAGTTTTCAAATATTCTTTATAGATCTAAAGGTACTCGTTATAGTATCCAACAGTTCTTCAGAGCCTTTTTTGGTACAGACCCAGAAGTCATTTACCCAAAGGAACAAGTTTTTAAAGTAGGACCAATAGTTGATTATTCATTAGACAGCGGCAATGCTGCAGGTGAACAGGTTATTGCTAATGCATCTAAGATTGGTCCTGAAGCAAATAGATTCTTGACTAATGATAAGCTATATCAAACACTATCAATTTTAATTAAATCTGATATACCCACTGATACTTGGTCTGAAGTATATAAACTTTTTGTTCATCCGGCTGGTATGTACCTAGCTGGTCAGGTTCAAATTGTATCAGTTAATGATGCTATAAGTACAACAATGCCTGAAATTGCTAAGGCTACAGTATCAACAAACGTTATTACAACTAGTGAAGCTCTCTCTGATCTTACTCTACAACCTGTGGCAAATGTTACTAGCTTGATTGATAGTGGCGGTGAAACATACCGTGTAGACGCATTTACTCTAGATTCCGATATGACAATGAGTGAATTGAATAGCTATCCATCACTACTAGAATTGATTTCTCCATCGAAACCAACTATGGATGATAATGATTCTGATGGTGCAGCAGTTACACTTGATACTACAAGACCACAACAAACTTTGGATCAGGATTGGTATGATTCGATCGGAACCTATTAAAACTATTATAAATACTCTTAAGTAAATTGAGGAACCCATATGGCAAGGCAAGTTATTAATACCGGCTCTACCGCTAATGACGGAACAGGTGATACACTTCGCACAACTGGTACAAAAATAAATGAAAACTTTCTTGAGTTATATTCACAATTGGGTGGTGGTGACTCAGGAACATCTCTTACAACTGCTGTTAGATTAATTGACAGTGGACTAGAGTATGTAGGTGTGACAAATAACTCTGTCCTTACTCACACCGAGGGGGCTTCAAAACTTGTCTTTACCTTACCTGATTCTGAAGGTGGTGTAACAGTAAATAGTGCCACTCAAACACTGACAAACAAAACACTTGATAGTGCTACATTAAATAATCCTATTTTAGATGGCGTGTCAATAAATGACACCAATGCTAGTCACACTTATAACATAAAACCAGGTAATTTAGCATCAAAAAATATTAATATTAATTTGCCGGTTTTAGCTGATAGTGATACATTAACATTTAATGCTCAGACCCAGACATTAACAAATAAAACACTGACATCACCAAAAATTGGTACAGCTATACAGGATGTGAACGGTGCTGAACTATTAAAGGTTACAGCTACAGCTTCTGCCGCTAATGAACTAACATTAGCCAATGCTGCTGCTGGCAATAGACCAACAATTTCAGCAACAGGTACTGATACAAATGTAGGTATTAATATAGAGAATAAAGGTACTGGTGTAACTAGACTTGGTAAGACTGCATACGCCAGCGCGCAGATGGACTCCTCTGGTGATAGAGATATGGAAAGAAATACGTTTATTGTATTGAATCCAACATCAGCACAAAACTTTATAATTAGAGATGGTAGTGTCAGTGGTGAATTAAAGATTATTCTAAACAGAGGCACAGCGACAGCCACTCTTGAAGCTGATAGCGGTGCAGGAGCTCTGATGGCAAATGGTAATGTTAGATTAGCACCAAACGCAATGACTCAATTCATTTATGAAAG